TTTGGCTTTTAATTATTTTCCAAAAGGAAAAATAGGACAAAATTCAGTTAGGACTTTTATATGAAATATCAAACTACACCGTTATTTTCAATTCCGTTATTCTATGCAAATATAGGATCAGTTAATGCTGAAACAATGACATGGATTGAAAACTTAGATTATCCAGACGAAGCGGCTGGACATGATCATACTTCAGACAAATATATTTTAAATAGTCCTCAACTATCGTCACTTAAAGAACAAATTCAAAATGCTTGTAATGTGTTTACAAAAGAAGAATTAAAAATAAATGATGATGTAGAATTTGAAATGCAAAATAGTTGGATTAATAGACATGTAAAGGATGAACAAAATACACTACACTGGCACAGCAATGCTATGTTAAGTGGAGTATATTATATACAAAATGAACCAGATGCTGGAGATATTGTATTTCAAAAGTCACATTTATATTATAACTTATTTCATGATACAGTAAGAGTATCTTTTAAAGAACCTACACAATACAATACAAACGAATTTTATGTATCACCAAGGTCAGGCGATCTAGTGTTATTTCCAAGTCATTTGGAACATATGGTTACCCCAAATCTAACAACAACTCCACGATACAGTTTAGCATTTAATTTCTTTGCTAGGGGGACTGTAGGCGGCGGAACATCGGAACTTAAATTATGATTATAGGAATATGCGGCTTAATTGGCTGTGGTAAAGGAACAGTAGGAGATATCTTAGTTGAGAATCACGGATTTACAAAACTAAGTTTTGCTGATAAATTAAAAGATGGCGTAGCAACAGTATTCAATTGGGATCGTACTATGCTTGAAGGGGACACTGTAGAAAGCAGAGAATGGCGCGAAACACAAGACGACTTTTGGACTAGAGAAACTGGACGTACAATTACACCTAGACTAGTGTTACAAGAGTTTGGTACTGATTGTATGCGTCATGGATTTAATGATGGTATTTGGGTAAGTTTAGTAAAACAAGAATTAGTTAAATATCCTAATAAAAATTTTGTTATACCTGATGTACGTTTTCCAAACGAAGCAAATATGATTAAGAGCATACACGGCGAAGTATGGCGTGTAAGACGTGGACAAGATCCTGTATGGATGCGTATGTATCAAGACATTGGTGTTGAACCTAAAGATGTACATGAGTCTGAATGGCGCTGGGCGAACGTTGATTTTAATAATATTATATATAACGACTTAGGTATTAACGAACTTAAAAGTCAGGTAAAAGGTCTCCTTGTTTCCAACGAACACCTTGCTTCTGCATAATACGTTGACAGTTTGCACATATAGTTTTTAAGTTTAGAATACTACAATTTTCTAAATTACCATCTATATGATATACATTAAATTGCTCATGGTGCTTACTTTTAAATCCGCACTTTTCACAACTGTCCTTTTTAGTATATCCTCTTTGCTTCCATTTTGGTACACCGTGCTTTGGCCCATTGCGTAAACATGTTTCACACTTCTTTCGATAGTATGTTTTGCCGGCTTTCTTATAGTTTATAGCCGCTGGTCGTAGTTTACAATCACATAAAGGTCTCATGTTGTATTTACCACACCTTTTTGGTCCCTTTTTCTGGTGTTATTATAGGCATTTTAATTTCAATTCATATAAATACTATGAACACTTTTATTAAGGAGAAACACAATGGCATTATCATCACCAGGTGTTGAGGTTAAAGTAATAGACGAAAGTTTTTACACGCCCAGCGAACCAGGCACCGTACCAATGATATTTGTTGCTACCGCACAAGATAAACAAAATGGCGGCGGGACTGGTACAGCACCAGGAACGACAGCGGCAAATGCAGGTAAACCTTTTTTGGTTACCTCACAAAGAGATTTAGTAGAAACATTCGGCGAACCAAAATTTTATACGGATACTAACAATAATCCGATACATGCAGGCGAACTTAATGAATATGGACTACAAGCGGCTTACTCACTATTAGGTGTAAGTAACAGAGCATATGTAGTTAGAGCAGGCGTTGACCTAAGTGGGTTGACAGCAAGTGCAGATGCTCCAACAAGTAACCCAGCAAATGGCACATATTGGGTAGATACAGCAAGCAATGTATATGGTATCTTTGAATGGAATTCAGCAGGAGCAAATACGCTCGGCGGTCAATCGTTTGGATACAAAAAGCCATTAGTAATTACAGATGCAACTAGACTATTTGGCGAAGTTGCAACAGGCGCACCAAAAACGTCAGTAGGCGCAGTAGGCGACTATGCTATTACAGCGGCAAGTACACTACACAAACTATACTACAAAAATGAAAGTGGTACATGGGTTGAAGTAGGAACTGGCGCATGGAAAGCAAGTTGGTCTACAACAGCAGGTACTGCTGGTGCAACAACAACTTCAGGCTTGAACTTTACTATTAACAGTACTACAGTTACAGCAAACGCAACAGACGCAACAGCATTAGCGGCAGTAATTAATGGTTTAAGCATTAGTGGTGTTACAGCAACAGTTGAAGCGGCTAACGATATATTAAGATTACACTCAACAGGTGTTAACATTGTACTAGCAGAAGGCACAGGCGCATTAGGCGACATGGGTCTTGTAGCAGGAACATATGCGGCACCAGCGTTGAATATTGCTCCTCATACAAGTGTTCCCGAGTTTGGTGCAAGTGATACAACTCCACGTCCAACAGGAAGTATTTGGGCAAAGACTACTACACCAAATAAAGGTGCTAAATGGGCAATCAAAGTTTGGAATGATGCAACTAAATTATGGGACACAAAAGATGTTCCAATTTTTAGTTCAAACCAAGCGGCTCTAGCAACACTTGATAAAGCAGGCGGCGGTTTAAATCTTGCAACATCAAGTCTTTATATTAAATCAAACGATGCTGAAGCATCTGATTTAGTAGCAAACTTTAAAGTGTACAAACGCAATTCAACAGGTGCAACAAGTATTACTTCAAGTGCAGTAACTACACAAGCATCTAGTGGTACAGCATCATTTACTCTTCAAGAGTCAATTGTAGGCAGTGCAACACTAGGAAGTGCAGTAACAATTTCACAGGCAGTTGATGGTGATGCAGGTGATGCTGATCATATTGCAGGTGCAATTAACTCAGCAGGACTTACAAATGTAAGTGCAAGTGTTGACTCACAAAACAGAGTTGTAATTTCACACTCAAAAGGTGGTGATTTTAGAATTAAAGATACAAGTGGTCACTTAGCAGAAATTGGTTTTAGTATAACAGATACTGCAAACTTATATACTGCTCCAGCAGGCGATACAAGTGCAGACTTTATTGCTACAAACTGGAAAGTTTTATCAGCAACTAATAGTTCAAGTGCTCCAACTGCTTTAGCAGTAGACGGAACATTATGGTACAATAGTATTGTTGACGAAGCAGACATTATGGTACACAATGGTACAACTTGGGTAGGTTATCAAGATACGTCTAGTCCGTACTTTGCGGCGGTGGCAGGTGATAAAACTGATCCATTAGGACCAATTGTAAGTGCTACTGAGCCGTTAGCGGCAACAGGACAATCAGATGGAACTGGTCTTAAAGACGGTGACCTTTGGATTAACACTACAAATATTGACAAGTATCCAGAGATTTATCGCTGGTCACATGCTAAACAACTTTGGGTGTTATTAGATTCAAGTGATCAAACAACATCAGATGGTGTATTGTTTGGTGATGCACGTTGGTCAACAGCAGGTTCACTTAGTAAAGAAGCAACTATTGTAGATTTACTAGCAAGTAACTTCTTAGATCCAGATGCTCCAGATCCAGCATTGTATCCAAAAGGTATGATTTTATTTAACACACGCAGAAGCGGATTTAATGTTAAGAAATTTGTACGTAACTATATTGATACAACAAGTGAAAACGGACGTCAAGGAGATGCATTAATGAATTCTTACTATCCACACAGATGGGTAACTGAGTCAGCAAATAATGCAGACGGTTCAGGTAAGTTTGGTCAATCAGCACAGAGAGCAGTTGTTGTACAAGCAATGCAATCAATGATTAACAGCAACCAAGACATTCGTGATGATGAATCAAGAGTGTTTAACTTAATGGCGGCACCAGGATATCCAGAACTAATTGGTGAAATGATTTCACTAAACTATGACAGAGGCTTAACAGCATTTGTTGTAGGCGATTCACCAGCAACACTAGATTCAAGTGCTACATCACTAAACGAATGGGGTACAAACGTTGCCCTTGCAGTTGAAGATAACAGTGACGGTCTAGTAAGTAGAGATGAATACTTAGGTGTTTACTATCCATGGGGCTTTACAAGTGATAACGCAGGTAACAACGTTGTTGTTCCGCCGAGTCATATGATGCTAAGAACTATTGCGTTAAGCGATCAAGTTTCGTTTCCATGGTTTGCTCCAGCAGGAACAAGACGTGGTGGAATTACTAACGCAACAGCGACAGGGTATATTGATAACGAAGGAGAATTTGTTTCAATTGCACTAAACGAAGGACAGCGTGATACGTTGTTTGGTATTAGTGTAAACCCAATTACATTTATTACAGGCGCAGGACTTGTTTGTTTTGGACAAAAAACAAGAGCAAGAAATGCAAGTGCATTAGATAGAGTAAACGTTGCTAGACTAGTAATATACATGCGTAGCCAACTTAATAAACTTGCTAAGCCTTACATCTTTGAGCCAAATGATAAAATCACACGTGATGAGATCAAACAAGCGGCTGAAAGTCTAATGCTTGAGTTAGTTGGTAGTAGAGCACTATACGACTACATTGTAGTATGTGACGAATCTAACAATACTCCTAGTAGAATTGATAGAAACGAACTATACTTAGACATTGCAATTGAACCAGTTAAGGCTGTGGAATTCATTTACATTCCACTTAGACTTAAGAATACAGGAGAGATTGCAGGATTATAATTCATAAAATGAGCCCCTGAAATATGGGGTTCGTTAATGATAAATACTTGTAACAGGAGCAAAAAGATATGGCAATTTCAACACTCTCAAAAATTACAGTACCACTAGCGAGCGATAGTAGTTCATCAACACAAGGTTTGTTGATGCCGAAACTACAGTATCGTTTTAGAGTGACACTTGAGAACTTCGGTGTATCAACACCAACTACAGAATTAACAAAACAAGTTATTGATGTAACACGCCCAACAGTAAACTTTGAGGAATTAGAAATCCCAATTTACAACAGTAGAGCATACCTAGCAGGTCGTCCTACTTGGGAAGCAATTACATTGAACTTAAGAGAAGACGTTAACAACAGTGTACAAAAACTAGTTGGCGAACAACTTCAGAAACAATTTGACTTTTTCGAACAGTCAAGTGCGGCATCAGGTATTGATTACAAATACACAACACGTATTGAAATCTTAGAT